TTTGCAAACCACCATTTCATTCCAAGATCAGATATTGCACTTACACCTTTTGATCCATATTGAAATACTTTACCTTGTGCTTGAGATATATAAAATAATCCCATTGGAGTATTAACTACACTACGTGCACTTTCACAAGATCCGTATTCATGAGATACATCTGACTTAGCAACATTCTGAAAAGCTTGACTAAATAATCCTCCGTCACCAATTATAAGTTTTGTTCCATTCTTATTTGGTTTAAGTGTATCAACACCTTGAAACATCTGTGGAGATATAGTAGGAAATAACACTAATGCCCCAGTTTTATTAATAGGTTTAATTGTATTAACAGTAGATTTAAAATCTCTATAATTTTTACTTAAGAATATTCTCCAAAAATCTTTATTTGCTTCTTTCTTCTGTTGTTTTAATGCTTTTTGTGAAGCACCACCTGTAGGTAAAGAATAAATTAATCTTTTAGGAAAATGTGTTAGACATGTATCTGCAATAGTTGGATCATACCATCTAGCTTGTATTTCACCAAAAGAAGTATTCCAGAATCTTTTTTGACTTAATGATTTATCATATTTATAATAGTTATCTGCATCTTGAACTTTAGCATCAAACATTCTTATAAGATCTGTGTAATCAGTATAGTCATAATGACGTGTCGTAATACCATCTGAATAATCTCTATATGCTGTATTAATTTCTGATTCAACAAAAAAGTCTTGAACACCATTATTATGAGTATACATATAGTGAGCTGTAACAACAAGTGGACCACCAGCATTCTCAGGACTGTTTCCAGCATCATATTCAACAATAGGATCTGGAGTATTTCCAAATTCATCAGCTGTCATAGGAGGAGTACCACCAGAAATATTCATAGATAAATCTGATGCAGACTGTCCCACATAACCAGAAGGAGAATAAGCAAATATACTTTTATTATCAGTACCTGAACTATTACCTGTCCAATTATGATACAGAGTACCAAATACTCCAAAAGGACATGCATGAGGAGAACTTGAGAAGATTGGGTAGTTTCTAGTAAAACCAGAATGATGAACTCTAAATAGTTGTGTATCTTCTTCTGGTAGCATTTCATTAAGAGGAATTGTTACAGGAGTCATATTAACAGAATATGCTTGTACATAACTCATATCACGGTTAACAAATCTTTCAAATACTCCAGTATTCCAATTATACAATAAGGCAGCTTTTTCCATTGTTCCCATTAACTGCAGCATATTTTGTGTTCCTGGCGAATCAGAAGTACCAGCTCCTGGAGTATCACTTGAGTCATAAACCTGTTTAAAAAGTTCAGCATTATAAGATGTTATTGTGCAGTTTTTATAGGAACTATATGTAGGAGTACCTCCGGAACCTGTATTTTTAATAGTAATTATCCCATTATCTTTTAACATACCAGAAGTGATTTGACTTGTTGCAGCAAGATTATCATACACATTTGCTCTTTTGTAACTACCTGCTATAGATCCAGAGACTTGTCTAATGTCTGTAGGATCATTTGGATGTGTAATTGTAACTACATTTGTTTGACCACTAAACTGTATAGAATCATTTGCAATTTGACCTATATCTATAGTTAAGTCTAGAGTACCTTCAACCGGAATTACCGAGTAGTTTTGATGCCACACAAAAGAACCATTAGCAAGTGGTAATGAATTTCCATTTGCTCCTGTATCTCCTCCAAGTCCAGCTGTACCAGGAGTCTGAAACCATGCAGAATCAATCTGTAGAGGATCATTATCTGTTGTTCCTTGAAATGTTACAAATGATGAATTATATGGTGCAGGGAAAGTATTAATTTGAGAATAAGCAGTAGCTTCAGTAGTAAATGTGTTTGTTGCTTGATTACACAAAGTTGTACAAGGGTCTGCTCCACCAGCACAACCTGAACATGGATCACAAGTACATGCTACCCCTGTTGGGTCTTCAGGAACTTCCCAAGCACCTGTTAACCATCCTGTTACTGTTTTTACTGTTGAAGTTCCACCTCCACCTCCAGAAGTAAATGTATCAACTAGATCTTCATCTGTAGTATCATAATTTCCACTTACAGCTGCTATTGGTGATGAATCTGAATCACTACTTGGGTTATATGAATATGTATCTACACCAGGATCACATGTAACTGAGGTAGCTCCATCTAAGTGATATAAATCTGAAGGTGTGTGTCCTCTCCAATCAAATGATAAATTCTGTATTGGTTTAACATATTCATCCATTCTAAACTTATTAGAATCTAACCAGTACCTAGGGAATGGTACATTAGGATATTGTTTGTAATCCCATGCCATGGCATCTTCTCCTTCTTGTAGAAAATCCCAAAAGAAAGGCATAGAAGTTTTTTCAGTATATCTATTTATGTATACATCACCACCAAAGTGTACATTCTGTGATACTGGTAATGCAGTCCCAGGAAACATGTTATTAGGAACCATTTCACATACACCAGAAGGCTGCATTAATATATTATCAATCTGTCCATATTGATTATCTATATTTACTTTTAAACCAACATAGTTTGTTGCAATATTCTTACATGTTGTTGCACCTGGAGAATACCAAGAAACAGGAATGTTACCCCCATCTTCCATACATAATTCTCCACATCCCGCATCTCCAATAACAAACTTAGAAAAATCATTCCCATTAGGATCCATTAATCCACCATAAGTACCATTTGACATACCACCTGGACCATCTGTACCTCCATTATCTATATTAGCAATTGTATGTAATACAATTGTAGATTGTCTTTTTAAATTATTTACTTCTACACCACGTGGAAAACCGGACAATGCTTGTCTAACATATCTTGCATCTTCAACTTCTCTCCTCCAAGATGAATCTTCTGCACTAGCATTCATGATGTTTGAATCGGATTGTAAACTACTACCGTCCCAAGTTAATGCATGATGTGCTTGTTCATCATCATAAAAACCATGAGAGATGTATTTATATACGTGGTCTTGATATGATATTAAATTTCTTATTAGGTCTAGCACCTTATCACCTCCTGTAGCAATATAATTAAGAAACGCATATATTCCTGTAAATACAGCCATAATAGTTGGGACTCCAGTAAAGTCAGTACCTATAAACTCTGTAGTTTTTTGTGCACCACCACCACCAGGTATAAAACCACCAGCTAAAGATGATGCTCCTTGATATACAGGTCTAGCTATAGCTATTGTTTCTCTACCTAAACCAACAATAGTAGCTGCATCTACTACGGTATCCATAACTATCTTTCCAACTGCCATTGCAGCTAATCCACCAATATGAATTATTGAATTTAAAACTGATGCCCATATACTAAGTGGATTAGATCCAAATTCTGATCCAGTTCCAAGTCCATATATACCACCTTGTCCTGTGTTATCAATTTCAGCTTCTGTCATAGAAACATTCTCAGGACCCCTCATTTGATTTAGTGCATAACCTACCCCAATTACAGCAGCAATTAAAACAGCTCTTTTTTTAATTAACTTAAATCTTGGGTGATCTTCTGATTGTTTAAAATTTCCTATTGATGTACCCCTTAATGTTTTATATATTTTAATTTCGTTTGGATTTAAGAACATTCTTGAGAACATTGCATCTGGTGAATGAAATGTAAAATAATCTCTTGTAATTTCTCCTAGTGCTCTACTATCAGCTGAATAGTGTTTACTTCCACTATTTCCATTAACTATAAAATTATCTTCTATTCCTGACATCCAAGGTCTTTGAGATACTAATTGTCCACGATTTCTGTTCATTAAATATGGATCATAATGAAGATCATTATAAGGGTAATTTGGAAATACACCAAAGCTTTTACCACCTTGTCTTGGACCTGTTGTATCGCTATATGTTGTACCATCACCAGCAGAATCACGCTGATATGTAAACATGTTTCTAATAATACCTTTTGCAACAATAGATTTATTTCCACTTCTATTACCAGTTAGTATTTCATATCCTACTATACCCGGAATTAATGTCTGGCTACCAACTATAACTTGTGGATCATTTACAGGTGGAAGTATATTTTCAAACTTAACACCTAGAACATTAATAAATTGTCCTTTATCAATTGATAACCCTGTTGCTCCTGTTGTATTTATTGTTGTTGTTTCATCAGGAAACTTATGATGTCTGATTGGTTTTCCACATAAATCATAATCAGTATTCCCAGTATTAGAATTCCATCTTTCAGGGTCACTTGGATATAACTCGGTAGATTCCCAGTATCCCATTGTTCCTTCACCGGCCATTTTACCACTATATCTTTCATCAACAACTGTATTAAATGGTGGACTCATAGCAGTTTCAGTAGCAGTGTTGTATGCTTCAAATAACTTTTCAGTTCCACTCCCTACTTTAAGTGCATCTTGAGTTAAAGCTGAGTCTTCAGATACAGCTCCTCCTCCCGGATCAAATGTACTAGCAGGTCTACCAGGTATATGATATGCTGATGACTTATCTCCTGTATTATATACCCATCTTATAAAGAAAGAATATTGTTCATCTCTCATGAATGATGGTTTATTACCACCATTTGCATAATATGTTTGTGGATATCTATATGAAACCCATTTAGTTTCAATCTGATTTGCTAAAGGTTGATAATTAAAATCAAATTTCTCAGTTGGTCCTGATCTTATTAAGTAATCATTAACAACCCACATTCCATCAGACTTTTCAAAAACTGGATTTCTTATTACCAATGTTACATCAGGAACAGTTTCTAATCTATCATCAATATAATCTATACTTATAACTGTTTGTTGTGTACTATAATAACCAATAATTTTAGATCTAATTGCATTATGTGTTTTGTATCTTATTACTAATTGAAAGTTTTCAAAATCTTTATCTAAATTACTGATCTGAATATCCAATGATCCTGAAGGCCCTGAATGATCCCATAAAGACTGTAGATTTGATACTCCAATATAATCACCTATTACTTGGTTATCTAATGTATATGCTATAAAGCATTGGTAAGTACCATTAACAAGTGATCCTCCTTCATCAGATTTAGCAATTTCAATACATGGTGTATCTAAAAATGGTGCTAATCTTATTGCATCACAATCTAATGCTGTTGTATATGTAGGATCACAAGGATCAAAAACTGCAGTTTTTTCATAAGGTATATCATCTATATTTAATGTTCTTGAAGGATTGAATCCATCATCCCAATAGATCTGCCATTGACACTCATAATTCTCTTTTGATGCTCCAACAATAAGATGACTAGTATTAAAATTAAGACATTGATCTTTAATAATTACTTCATACTCACATCTGCTATCATCAAACCTACCTATTTCAGAAACACTGTTATCTGTAGAAAATATTGTCCAGACATCACCATATAAATGTATACCACCTATTATAGTACCTGATGTAGTAATACATTGTAAATTTGCAGGTTCATTACCAATAACTCCTGTGTCACCTTCAACAGAATTATTTATTGCATTACGAGCATGTCTCCAGTTTTGTTTAGACATGTAACTTGCATCAACATCCTTAATCATCCCTTTTGGAGTTAGATTAGTTTCTGTTAAAGAAGTAGATTGATTTTTATTTTGTTTTTTTGCCATGTTATCTTAATGGAGGATTACTTCTAAACATATCATAATAGTTGTGATATTGTGCCCTTCTATTTACTTCCCATATTTTCCTATATTCAGCAAAGTCAGGAGTATTTACAAATCCTAAAGCAGTATTTCTTGCAGCTTTATATTTCTGTTCAATCAATCCAAGTTGATTAACAACATTCTCTCCATCAAACACCATGTTTTCAAGTATTCTTTGTTTTATTGCATACTCATAATACTCATTACAATATGGATGATCTAATACTAATAATTTTCCAGATGCATCTTCTAACTCACCTTGATAGTTTATATATACTTTTCCTGAATTAAAATTAGTCAATAAATAACCATCTCTTATTTCAGCTGTATCAGCAGCTTTTATACTTAAGTTAGGACAATCACACTGTACACTATTAGTTGCACCAATTCTTAATGGTAAGAACACAGAATATTCTCTCCATTGTTGTGCACCAACATATTGTACAACCATGTATGAACTTGAATTAGTTGTACTTGAACGATCTGTAGTAGGACATGGTGTAACAACACAAACATCTTTACAATTTGCAGGATCTGCACACATGTCTGGTTGACTTGGATCAGGTGTCCATAATGGTGTAGTAGATTCTGTATGAGTACCTGATGGTGGTGTATTATTTACAGCATACTTTCCACAAATAGCACCAAAATTAAGTACATGAAAATTTGATGGAAGTTTAGCTTTACCGTTTTCTACATCAATTACAAGATCATGTGTACGTTGGATCTTAAGTCCAAGATCATAGTTAACTCTTTGTGCAACTTTAATTAATTGCTGATTCTCAATATGACCTTCAAGATTATAACTTCTAAAGTCAATTTTAACTTCATCCATTAATTGATCAAATGTTTTATATTTATGTGATACACTCATTATCTATTAGGGTTTTGTTTATTATCTGAATCTTCTCCAGGAATTTTTAATGTATTAAGGGCAACATTTAAGATCTGAGATTCTATTTCAGAGAACAAAAACTCAGGAATATAGAATGTTTTTAAATACATTGGTTGACAATCATCTTCAGTTTCACATGTCCATGTAGATATATCACCTTCAAATACACCTTCTAGCTTAATAGCATCCCAATTAACGTTAGGAAGATATAAGTGTTCATTAAGAAACCAAAAATATCTTGTGGTATTAAATCTAAATGATGGAGATCTTGATATTGCAGCATATGTAGCAGGATCTGTAGGTTGTAGTTTTATACTACCATCTATTGATGTTACACTTCTAATTAACGGCCCCCAATATCCTTCCATAAATGTTGGAAGTTTATGTTTAGTTTTTTTAATTGTAGAACCACTCTCAATACCTACACATGTTGCTTCAACTTTATCTATCTCCTCAAGTTCAAGAAAGTTTAAAGATTGCCATACTCCATTAAACTTCATTAGCTTATTTGTACTATCTTGTCTTCTCATAAGTAGTTGTGCATACTTTAAGATTAAACTATAAATAAACCTATCAGTCATAAAAGCATCTTGTGACTCAGCTTTTATCTGACCTCTTATCCGTGATATTGCTTCTCCTATACTAGTCATTTCTATTTTCTTTTATACATATCAGCCACTCTAATCTTAGATTTCATCCTTATGTACTTCTTCCATTGGGTAGGATATATCTTAGCTACAGCACGCTTAAATTGTCTTATAGCACTAAATTGCCAAAGCTCTCTTGTCTTAAACTTATACTTAGGGGAATAATTAGTATAAAATATCTTTCCAACATTCCCATCTGTATCCCAGTTTTTATTTTGTATAACCTTTCCATACTTCTTAGATAAGGCATAATCCATATTAACCTTTTTTGCTGCAGGACATGTACCTATAAACAAATATCCTAGTGAGGCTGGTAATTCTACCCCATCTCTACTATCTAGTATACTTTCCCAAATCTTACCATTAAATGTTTTAATAACATTTTTTAGTTTAGTATCATCAACGCTAGAATACATTGGGTTCTTTTCTTTAAACTTACTTAATGTTTTACTATTAAGTAAACTTAAAACCTTTTCTCTGTATCTAGGTTTATTTAAATCTGGTGACTTATAATTATTAATCATATTCCTTACTCTATAATTTACAAAAAAAAGAGGAGTTATTCAAGTTTATTCAGGAGAATATGTTAATTCACATATTTCACCTTTAGTAGGACTATGTATAGAAAGTACACCAGATCTTCTTGAACCTATAAATTTATTATGATAATGGTAATAATCTGTCTTAGAAAGACTTGGTAATATTTTTAACATAAATCCTGTATTTTCATGTTCAGTTATATATTCTATTTTTTTCTTATGGTGATAATGTCCAGTATACAATGTTCTATATAAAGTTTTTCCCCATTGTCTTGGATACTCCATAGAGTAAACTAATAATGAATTCTTAGTATTTACATCACCATGTTCAAATGCAAAGAAGTTATCTTCATAAACAAATACTTTTCTTTCTAAGTAAACAGTATCCCATACTATTTCTGGATTATCAAAACACTTAGATAATGCATGAGCTAAATGGAATGAAGATAATCTATCATGATTACCAGGAATATATATAACTTGTAATTCATCACAAAATTGTTTGATGTAGTTAATACTCCATTGTAGTGCATCAAAAGCTTGCACGTATGCCTCTGTAGCTGTCTTACAGTTATCTAGAGGAGTTCCAGCAGTAGTAGAGCCATTCCATGTATCCATGTTAATTACATCACCTCCTATGACATAATACATTTTTTCTAAATGATGTGAACTAGAAGCTCTCTCCATAAGATCTTTAACAGTTTTTTCAAAACATTCATCTATTGTATCATTTCCTTCTTTACCAAAGTGTATGTCCTGTAATGACAAAACTCCAGCTGTTTTAATTTTACCTGGAGTTTTTACTCTTTTTACCTCTTTATATGTCTTTGGTTTAAAACCTTTTAATAACTCAGCAACATTATCTACATCAATATCTTTAAGTCTTGTAACCATTGCTGATACACGCCAATGATCTCCCATTTGTTTATTCCAAAAACTAGACAACTTCCATTGAGTTGTATCAATATTTAATATATCAATTATTTCTTCAGGAGACTTAGGTTGTGAAGAACTCATTGTCTCCATTTTTGCTTGACCTTTTTCTAAATCATATTCATATGATGTAGCACAATCTTCTAATATTTCTTTAGATTTAACGTGATCTTTTAATGAGTCATAGTCATCTACTGTAATATTTAATTTTTCTGCACAGTATTCAGAATTTTTTTTCCATTTAAATGAAGCTTTAATTTTGTCTAGTAATGAATCCATATATTATTTTTAGTTAATTATTACGGCAAATATATAAAAAAAAAGTTAATAAAAAAAAGAGACCCAGTGTTAACCCTGAGTCTCTGACAATTAAGTTTTGGAAAACCAATAAACCATCACTTTCTTGTTTTATTATTAAGGAGTTGTATCATGATATATATATGCGGAAGTACATGTTGTACCCATTCCTTTTATACTAAACATATATGCAGTATTTGGTGTGAGACTTGTTATAACATATGACGTTGCAGTTGTTAATAAACTAGGTGTAATATTTGTCCATCCAGCTGCTGTAATTGTTTTAACTCTAACTTGAAGAGCTGTAGCTGAATTACCAACATGCAATGCATCCCATGTTATTTGTACACTCGTGCTTGTAGTAGTACCTGCTTGAATATTTAATATTGAATTATTTCCTGTAACACAAGCAGGAGCAATAAGATATTGAACTAATTTTTGTAATGTAGCAGATAGTCTTTCACCTTTTTCTATAATAAAACTTGATGTTGCTGATATTTCAAACTCAAGTTTATTATCACAATTTGCTACACAGTATTCACAATATACTTCTTCACATTTTTCATGTGTTCCTTCTGTGCAATTTTGTCCAGTGTAATTACATGGTGTACTTAATGAATGATCTCCACATCCACAAGATAACTTGTTACAGCTAGTTTGTCCACATGATGAACAACATCCATTATTACTTGTATTACTTGCCATTTTTTTATTTTTTTATTATCAGCTTTTATCCTTCACTTCCACCTCCAGAACCAGTACAACCAACTGTACGTGCACTCCAGAATGGAGGACTTTTAGTACCAGAATATCCTCCTAGGTATTGTGCTACATCAGTTGTCCCTGGACAAACAGCATGCCAAGTACCAGTAGCAAGTTCATATGTTGCTTCACCTGATGGTTGATTATATGCTCTAACATTAGTATCTAAATTTATTCCTGAACTATTCCATAAATCTACACAGTAATCTCCACCAGTTACGGCATTAGATATTGCTTGACCACAACTTGCACCAACAGCATAGAATGTGTTTATATCAACCATTCTTTTTAATATACCATTATTTCCGCTACTAGTTTGTAAAGTTGTTACTGCTGCTCTTAGATCATTAATTAACCTCCAACAAGCATTAAAACTTTCTGCAATACTAGTTGGATTATTAGGAATACTTGGTACAAAAGTACCTCCTCCAAATACTGCACTATCTAACGGCATAGGATTGATGGGTTGTTTTGATAATGCAGCTACAACTTGTTCAGTAGTACCAAGATTACTTTTAGTCTTACAATAATCAACTTCAATTTTATTTACTAAATTAGCAAGTGGTTGAGGATTTGTATTAACTGTATCTACACATACAGATTGTAGTGTAGGATTAGGATCTCCTGTTGGAATTTTTTTTAATTGTATTACTTGATCATTTATTGATTGTATACTTGAAACCATTGCTGCTTGTTGATGATTTGAAGAACAATGATGATTCATTAAATCTGTTATGATAACACTAAGTGTACCTGGATTAACTAAACTAACACCAGATGAAGAGTCATAACATGAAGGAATTGCTAGTGTGCAGTCTAAAGTATCTGTACAATCCCATATTTTACCACCACTTCCACTATTACCTCCACTATTAATGTTATCAATTATTAATTGAATTAACTCATTAGTAGTAGTTGCTGGTCCTCCTGATAAAGTAGTTTGATTAATTGTTGATAAATTTATTGAATGAGATCCTCCACCTGAACCAGAAGAACTTTGTAATAATATTAGTGTTTCACATAAACCAGCTATAACAGAACTAATACTGTCTCCATTACATATGTCTACACAATCTAAATCAGGTCCTTGCCATACAACACAGTTGGATGAAATAGGATCACAAGGGCCATTCTTTTTATTTATAGGAAGCATATACTTATTTCTTTATATTATAATATACAAAACATTTATGTTTTATACAATTTTTTAGTTTATTATTATTATCTAACATGGTCCACAGCTATTTGAAGTATCACCAGAGCATTCAGCACAAGTAGCATGTATGCCACCAGGTACCTCTAAACACATGTGCGTTGTTATGGTTAAACATGTAGCAGCACTTTGTTGAGCAAGTAATTCATAATGGAAACCATCTGATCCAGTTCCATGTGAAGCAAAAGTAGTCATAACTTCATCCCAATCCATTCCTACAATATTAGGACCTGGACCTGTTCCATCTAATTGATCAAGAACAATTGCAGTATCTCTTAATGTAGCCCAAGATGTATCAGCATCATAAGGATTAAGAAAGGATATAGCACTACCACCTGAACTATTAGCTTTATTTATTGAAATTCTTACCAATACATGTGGTCTAGCATAAGTTAGATTTACATTATTATTTAGATCATTATTTCCAATTGTAAATCCTCCTGTACCATCTGGTGCTGTCCATCCTGTATCAGTATACAATGCAGTCATTTGTATTTGTGTTTGATTACATGCATAAGTTTGATTATTTGCAAACCAGAAATACCAACTGGTAAAATTAACATATGAGTCTAATGTTGTAGCATTTGACCATATATAAAATATACTTGATAGATGATTACCTTGTGAAATATCCACACCACATGTTTGAGGACCTGTTCCTCGTACAGCATCATTCATCTGGTTCATGGTTGATAAATCTTGTCTACTAGCAAAGTCATACGGTGCTACCATTTCACTACCGCCATTATCTGAAAATTTAGGGCTATTTAATTGAGATGGTATACAATCCCATGCAAGACCAGGGAAATTACAACAAGTTGAAGCAGTGCATGAGTATGTTATAGCAGTATAATCATATGTAAAACCAGCCCAAGTAAATGTAGTTAAACCATTAAATTCAAATGTTAAATAATTAGAGGCTGTAGAATCCAAACATCCAGTATATTCACATGAACCATCATCATTAGTTGCCCCTGGGTAGTAGTTAAATGCATTAGGATGCGTGCAACCATATACAGCTGCTACACATGAGCCATCATTATAACATGCTCCTATTTCATAGTTATTAGCCTGAGTTGTTATATCTTCACAACCAGAACAATAACAACAAGAACCATCATCAAATGTTGCATTTGGATCATAATTATATGCTGCAACACCACTTGGGTAATTAGCTTGTGATCCAGTTCCATATGTACCAGTACCACCATTCCCTATCTGATTTACAGGAGTTATACCTAGTACACAACTTGTCATGTCAGTAGTTTGTAGGCCATAGTTTACTCCAGATCCATTCATTCCGTTCCACCATTCTTGTTCTGTAGTTGCTCCTTGAGCTCCAAAGTCTAGATGTTGCCCAACATATCCATTATCTATACACCCTCCAATTTGAGGAACTACTACGGTTCCACAACAAGTATCAATTTGTGCTTCACAAAGTGATTGTGATGACCAATCACCTACCATATTATAATCTCTTTCACATTCACAGTCTGTAAAACCTGTACATTGTGGAACAGAAGATGTAAAATAAATCCAATTTTCTCCAGTAGTTGGAGCAAACATATCACCATTACCTCCATTTGCAATGTTAATACTAGAGTGTATAGCATTTTCAGTATCTATATTAGCACCTCCACCTGGACCTGGAATCATATGAATTTGAGTTCCTGAACAGGTTACTTGAGGACCAGATGATCCATTAATTCCATTATTATGCCAGTCTCTATAAGCATCCCATGTAGGAAATATATAATTATTACCAAAATCTAATATTTGTTCTGCAGCATAACAACTTCCTGAAGCAGTAGGTCCATAAGGATTTTCAGTAGTATAACCTCCAATTGTACCTAATGGCATTACTGATCCATATAGTGGGTCTAAATTAGAAGCTGGACAATCACATCCACCACATAAGAAGCCCATACTTGATGATCCTCCAACAGAGTTAACCATTGTTAGTTCTGAAGAAGGCACTAATGATCCATTCGTTCCGCTAGAATAGTAAACCGCTAATTCATGAAAGAAGAATGAACTATCACAATATCCTGCTTGACAAGTTGTATCGTCAAATATGGACAAAGCGGATAATGAAAATCCATTGTTTGTTACTTCATCAACATTCCAAGTAGCTTCAACACAACTAAACCAAAATTCACATGAACCATCATCACAATTAGCTGCTGCATCATAATTTCCAGCAGCAGGATTAGTACATCCATATATACAACTCTGACAACAACTATCCCAACCAAGATTTTGTGTATATCCAGCTGCATTTATATCTTCTAAGTTACAGTCGTAGTTACATGAATTACAAAAATTAACCATTGAACTATCTGTACAGCCTGCTTCACAGCAATCATCAACTTTAGTTGCATCCGGATTATAACAGAAGTATTGATAACCTTCCATAACTCCTGTATCTGTTCCATCATCACTACATGGATATGCACAATTTACATTATTCTGATCAAGTCCATTTATATTAGGCCAATAACCTGGTGCAGGTGAAATACATCCATAAATGTCTGGATCTTCATTAATTCTTACAATTATAATAGCAGTACAATTTCTAGCATCTGTTACAGTTAAGGTATATATACCACCTGAAAGTCCTGTTAAGTTTTGTGTTGTAGCACCATTATTCCATAAATATGTAAGAGGTGTAGTTCCATTAATAACAGTTATGTTTATACTTCCATCTGATGCTCCTTGTGAAGTAACATTAACATGAGTTTCTGTTATACTAAGTAAAGGATTACAGTATAAACATGTACCATCATTAACATTTGCTAATGGATTATAATTACTTGCATTTGGATCTGTACATCCTTCAAATATTTGTGGACTAGCTGGTGTGTAATTATCACTACAGTTAACCCCAGTTGGGTCTGCGCAACATTTTGGTGCACATTCCTCTTCTACAATAATTTTTATACTTTGTTGAGAACAATCACCTGTTGTTGTAAGACATAAACATAAGTTAATAATATGATTTGTTTTAACTGCTGCATTTGGTATACTAAATGTTAATCTACCATATTCATCAGTTCTACCTTCAAAACCACCATCTAAGTAAATATCATAATTAGGTATAGCTACATTATTTTGATTTACTACATTAACAACAATACATTCTGAATTATCACATACTAATCTATTTGGGTCCCAATATTGTTCAAGTTCTGCTTTAAATATATTAGCATCAAATGATCTTTCTCTTACATTGGCAATCCAACCATAGTTATCTAATCCACCATATCCAAATGTATGTGAAGCAGGTTGATTTGGATTAGATGTATCCCAATATGGATTTCCTTCTTCAATTCTTTTTAAATCAACAATATCATTTTGAGGTGTAGTTCCTACTGAATATTTACCATCCTTAGGAGAATTGTTACCACTATCTACTCCTCCTAATACATGTAATGGAAATGAAGTTTGTGAGTTTAATGATGGTAAAGTACCAATAGGTTTACAAGGATATATAACTACTGTTGCCTTATATTTACTACCTCTAAGTAAATGTTTCTTATATTCTTCAATCCAAAAATCATAATCACCTTTCCAACATTCTGTAATTGTTGAATCAGATCCCCCTCTTGTTGCAGCATTAGTTGAAGTACCTGTCCCATCTGTTGCTTGATGCCACTCTGTAATTCCATATGTTGCTGGACCAGGAGAAACATGATATGGTTGAGCTTGTAATCCTACACCTCCATCAGCAATAGAACAAGCAGCAGATTCGTCAGCAAAATTTACACATAATAATTGACTTTTGCTTAGTTGAGGTGGAAATCCTAAATGAGTTAATGAACCATTTATTACAGTATTAGGCATTGCTGCATAGAACTCTCTATTAGTATTATTACCCCATGCTACAGCTGACCAAAATTTACTAGATTGACTCATAGTAGTTATAGTAACAGCATCAGATGCAGAACTTACACACGGACAATCCCCATGGTCCACAGGAACTCCAGGAGTACATCCTGTACCTACACCTCCACAACTTCCTGAATTATTCCATACTCCTGTAAGTGCTGCTGTACCCCAATCTACCCATCTTTCTCCAAAAACTAAAGTATGGTATATATTTCCACCAAATGGAACATCCATTCCAGCAACCCAAGCTTCAATTGCTTGTCTTTGATTTTGTATTGCAGCTAGTCCCATTGATGTTGTATCATAATTAAAATACATATCAATATCAACATCAGATGTTAAACCACACTGAAAAGAAGTCCATATAGGTCTTAACGGATCAAACCAATTAATTTCTCCATCTACAATTGGATATGAATATTTATCAAGTACAACTAATGTAGAACTTAAATATGCAGGTCTTTTACTATCTTCCCAATCACATATAACTTTTTGATTTAAATGATCTGGTAGATCAGAACCACAATAATTTGATAAACCATATCTTTCTTTTCTATATTCTTTATATACATCACTTGCAAATGAACATTCTACATCAAGTTTTTTAGTAAGATCAGAACCAAATACTCTAGCTTCTCTCTTACACTGATTTAAAAATGAACATGTACTTGGTACACTTTCTACAGTTGCTGATGGATTATAATTAGCAGCAGTTGGATCAGTACATCCTATTACGGTATATGCACAACAGTATGTACATGATATATTTGCAGTAGGGTCATAGTTATTAGCATTTTGATCTGTACATCCTATGTTGGTTGGTGTACAAGGACCCGCACAACAGCATGTACTGCAGTAATTATATGCACTTGGATCTAAACATCCTGTTAGGTTACAACATGATAAATCATCACAAGTAGCATTAACATCATAATTACAAGCCGTAACGTCAGTACAACCATATACACATGAACAAGATTGGCAATCTGTATTGTGTGATTTTCCAAATTCCCAATCTACCATTAATGGTAAAGGAGATAACATTGTTCCAGTATTTGTAGGAGAAATCCCTACATACGTATAACATGTATTCACGCTAGGATTTCCAGATACAATATTTATTGTTTCTCCATTAATAGGTGTACCAACATTTTGCCAAAACCATTCTTGAGATGCATAATCATTTGGAGAACCTGGTGCAGTTATACTAAGAATTATACCTAAATCTGAACATGGAGACCAATCATGAAATGTTGGCGTAATGCATGAACCGTCATCACATGTTGCACAAGGATTATAATTTGAATAAGTATATCCTGGTGAACATGTTCCTGATGTACATAAAGTACCAGAAGTTGGAACTGTTGTTGAAATAGCACAATCATAAACTGCTCCTGGAGCATATCCATTTGAATCTGAGAAAAATTGTCCTGCACCACTACCAGAGTCTGAGTCCATACAACCATAAATACAGTAAGTACAGGAACCATCGTCTACAGTTGCTGCAGCATTATAGTTATCTGCAGTAGGATCTGTACATCCAGGAGTTTCACCACAAAATTGACATGTTGAAACATTAGAGATACCATCATATGGTATATTAGTTAGAACTAAACCTGGAGCATGATTGGCTAGTATTGCGATTTGTTGTGATGCTTGAAAATTAGAAGGTGTATTAGAACTAATCCATGCAAGATAATCTGGATCAGTAGGGTCTATGTATTGATAACACGCTTCATAATCAGGTGTACCAGATGGATTAGGATCATTTGCCTGAGTATAGTCTACATGTACAACATCACCATAATTTACGAATCCCCATTCAGCCTTAAGTGCTATACTATTTGCACAGGTAGCAGGTGTCATCCAACATGTCGATGAAACTTGAGTATCACATAGGTATCCATGCATGTATGGACTGGTATCACAGACTTTAATAACAAGAGGATCACAGGTTAAACAACTTCCATCATCACATGTAGCTGTTGCGTCATAATTCAATGCAGTACTATCCATACAACCATATACACATGCACAACAATTAGATGAACCACTACCACTACCACTTCCTGGTACACTCAACAGTGTTTCACATTGATTTTGATCTGAATAAGGACCTAGTGGATCTTGTATACAGTTACAACCTGTTGATTTTTGAACCATCCATTGCATGGTTTCTGGTACAAACTGGGGTGCAGCTTTAGTATTATCCTTTTCTACATTTACTAATGTTTCTACATATGACATTACCCAGTTTGATACATCTTCAAAGGAAGCTGTTGAAAGCATACGAGGCATACCATCTTTAATTAATGAATCTGTAAATGTTCTCCATGTTTTAAATCTTTTTCCAGAAGTGTTTGTAAGAGAAGGTTCAAATCCTTTAGATATCATTAGCTCTCCTGCTGGAATAATATGATAATATAATCCAGTAGAAGTTGTACCGCCTGATACTCTTTCAGTAATAATTTTAGATCCTGGGTTTTTAAATCCATTTTTATCAGGTATCATGTTTGTTTTAACCCTATAGTATGACTTACTAAGATCTGTATCCCAATATATTTTTGGATCTACATCATTGTCTGATCCTTCTCCTGATCCTTCTCCACGGCTAGAACTACCGGATATGATATAATTCATAAAATCAGTAGCAAAATTCCATTGAGTAGGTGAAGTTAAATAAGAACTAGGCTGTTTTCCACTAGCCCACCCTTGACCTCCAGGATCATTATTTATGTTTATACCTAATCCCCCTCTAAGTAAAAATCTTAAAGATGTATTTAAATAATCTAAGTTTGGCCAAATATACCCTGAATCATTTGAATGATTTCTAGCAGAAGATGGTCTTGGATTTGAATCAGTAAATGTAATTCCGTATTCTTTATTCCACTGAGATATTGTTTTAGTGCTTTCAACAATAGAATCTTGTTCTGGCCAACTGTTATTAAATCTTTGAACACTACCATTACAAGAATAGTTATATGTACAACAGTCTGTTCCGTCACAACAACCTAATGCAGTAGGGTCATAGTTATTTGCTAAAGGATCATTACAATTATCATCACATGGTGGAGGATAAAGACAATCTTCATCACAAGTAGCTGTTGGGTCAAAGTTAGTTGCTAATGGATCCATACAACCAATAACAATATTAGTTGGCATAAACTGTCCATTAGTACAACATATACAAGGTCCAATTCCACCAACAGGTCCATAGTGATTAGCATACATTGGTGTAACACTAGTGTAAGGAACTCCACATACGCTTGTTGCGCCACTATTCCATGTTGTTTCATCAACAGCTTCAAGTATCCACCAGCATTGCACGTTGGTCGCACTGTAAGATACTTTCAATTTAGTACCCACAGCTGTTAAAGGATCTGCTAATAAAGGATCACCTGCAACATTTGAAAGAATACCATTTGGACTTTGCCAAAAAGGTTTTGTAACTACTTTACAGGTTATATTTGCAGCGGTATTACAACTACCTGTGCTAGTTTTAACTATATATGCAAGATTAGTTGTGGGATTTTTTACATTATTAAAACTAGCCATTATTTACTTTTTATTTATAACATTAAGATCATATTCAGGCTTACATGTTTTATGCACCGTCTTACCATCTACTGCATTTATTTTCTGGCACCCGCAACTAAAAGGTTTGCTACAATGTGCGCATGTATTAGGTTTTGTTTCTGACATTTTTTTTATTTTATTGGTTTAACAGATGTTACAATTAATCTTTTCTAATTTCCTTTTTGCATAATTATATAATTCCATTCCTTTTGCTGGACTACCACAGTACTCAACTTGTGATTTAGCAGCATCCATAAGAGTTCTAATATCATACATTTGTCTTAATACACCTTCTCTATCTGAAGAAGGACTACATTTATCTATATCTAACTGACACAGTTTCTCATAATATAGTTTCATAAGATTAGCTAACCGCAAATGATTATACTCTACGTATACTTTATCACCTGGAGCCATACTATACCTAATGATATATACACCATCTCCTAGTACTGATCTTGATGTTTTACATTGTGTTGTTTGTGTGCCAAGTGCACAAGCTGTTATAGATAAATCAAAGTTAGGTTTAACTTCAATTTGGGATGGAGCATTAAATCCAGGTGGTGTTATAGCTAGATCACCGCAATCAGTACCTAGATTATCTGAATATTCACTTGTGTCTTTTATTACTAGTATTTCAGTATTAGCTACATCTAAGACTTCAAGACTTAATATATGTTTACCTGCCATGTTGTTAGTTGTTTATAGTGTAATATTACTATCTATTAATAATATACAAAAAAACATAGATATATAAAACAAAAAAAGGGGAGAACTTAGTGTCTCCCCCTTCTTTTTCTATGTTAGCTATATACTACTAGCGGTTCTCTTCTTTACTTATGATAAACAATCAGATGATCCTACACCAGAAGCTGTACATTTGTACTCAAACCCATCTCTTCCAATACTAGCATATGTACCAATTAATTCCCATGCAGTATCAGTAGCTGTAACTAAAGCTGTATCTCCACAAGGTACTGCTACAGCAACAATATACTGGTCATTATCAAATACTCCTGTTGGATTATTGAAACGAGGTACAGTGTGCTGAAGGTAGTAATACTTGTATGTTGCTCTTCTTCCTTTACCTCCTCCTACTCCAGCAGCAGTAGTAGTTACAGGGAATTGATCAGATAAACTATCTCCACCTTCAATTTCTCTGAATCTTGCAGAATCTTTATTACCTTGATTCCATCCACCATCTTGTCTGTAACGACCATCCATGATAAGTTCTCTTAATACTTCTTCTCCTAAAGTTTCAGCTGGAGTTCTAGTAATCCAAGCAGGAAGTCCATTTACAAAAGTGGTACCAGCTGGTACATTTGGTGCAGAAACAGGGCATGTAGATGCTGCATATGTTACACAACTTGAAGCACAAGGGTTACCTTCTGCAGTTAATAAAGATACACCTAAATCAAGAGTCTCATGTGAATAAGCATCTCTAGTATCAAATGAACAGTTATTAAATACTGTTTCTGATGGACATAATTCAATTGTCATTACATTAGTTGGATTTGCTGCTGTTCCACCTTGAGTAGCTGTAATAAAGTCACCCATACCAGAAGCATCTCTGTTAATAGCTGCTACCCAAGCAGTAACTACGTCAGCTCCTAAATAGTAACCACCAGCTGGACAACATCCAGACATATCTGCTATAAAATAAGCATTTCTGTTTAAAGCTCTCAATACTTCTGTACCTTTAATATCAAGACGAATTTGTGGATGTCCTGTTTTATCACTAGATGCTAAAACTACACTATCGTTTGGATCACAGTCATAACAAGTATCTGGAACAGTAATTGTTATTGTAGGACAACATTTTTCTACACAACAAGATACCCACATCTTAGTAATGTATTGTGGTTTAATAATTTTAGATTTAATACTTTCAGAATATCCACCGTGAAGAGGGTTACCTCCCAATGTGTCTACAGTATTATAGTTTCCCTGCACAATCATGAAGTCTGTTCCAGCAGGAATAGCTACTGCAGTATCAACAGTCTGATAAGTACATGCGTCAACTATACCTAATTGACCAGCACCTAATGTGACAGTCTTTACGTCTTTTTGTGCCCAACTCGCTGCTAAGAACGTTTTTTTGTAGGCGTGATTAAAATAACTCATTTTTTCTTATGCCTGTTTTATCAGGACTTTTTTTGTTAAAATGCGCATCTTCGTGATGCACCCAGTTATAATATAAGACTTTTCTAGGTTAAAACCTAATATCTTAATTATTTTTTTCTGCTGATTGTGAGCCTCTTATGGCTTGATTAACAGCATCTATATCTCCAGCTACAATTGCAACAGCTTCATCAATTATAACCTCTACAATATCATCTTTAAATTCTGGATTCACATCAACTAATGAAACTGCTTCAGTATATGGATCCACACATCCAATTATCTCTATATTAACTGGCTTTCTATAATACACAAGTGTTGGATTTATAATATTGAAATCTCTTTTAAATATCTTTATAGTGTCTTGAGTAAGAGTACAATACGTTTCACCCCATGAAAAATCAGGTCTCTTAAGAGGGTCCCTCATGTATAGATCAATATTACTTTCTTCTGCTAAGTAAACTGTCATTGATCTTGGGTCTTCACAACATTTATCAGTTGCTTCTGTACTAACTCTTTTATACTCAAGATAATTTGTTGGCCAATTGGTAGACTGGAAGAAATCTGTAAAGGTATTACCTAATAATGTTTGTGTAGAAAGTAGGAGTTGAAGATCATCAATACGTCTCTTAGACATTTCATCTCCTTCTTTATACATGTTATTTCCGTGTAATTGTCTTCTGCACCATTCAAGTTGTGCTTTATTATAAGCCTCAACAATCTGCCAGCATTCTATATTATCATAGTCATTACTAGCTAACTTATTTAACCTTTGTCTAAACTTTATTTGAATCGTGCCTACATTCATAACTTATTATTCATTCCAAATTGGTTCAATCTTATCTAGATAATGTGTTAATGTTTCATCGTTCTCAGGGTTCTTCATAAACTCAAGAACTTCTAATGGTCTCTTACCCATTCTTACACCAGCAAATTCATCATGAAAATATCCATCACTTTTAGCTTGTATAAAACCATGTGTAATAGCATCTTTGATCATTGCTCTTATTTTGAGATCTTGCATATTTTCTCTTGATGTAGTTAAGAAATATTCAGCAGCTTTTTTCTTATTACGTTCAGCTCCATCTCCATTAATATATGCATCCATTTTTTCATAGACCATATCTATTGGAGTTCCTTTTGTAAATTGTGAGCTATTTCCATCAATAACTTTAGTTACATATAATAACTTTGTTGTATCAGAATCATATAAGTTCTGTAGAGAACCTAAAGCTCTGTTTCTTAATTTAGAATCTTTAGTACGTGTATCAACACTATCTTTTTCTCTATCTAAATAAAATCTTATATGTTGTTCTCTTTTACAACTATCTAAATCTTTAGCAATTATTGAAAAACCACCTGCTTCTATTGCATATATTTTTATCATATCATAAGCATCAACTGCTGGATCAAGGAACAAAGGTTCATTACCAACTTTAATTGACATCTTATCCCAGAATTCACTATTGTCAGGTCTTAGCACTTCAACCTTTGACCAGAAATCCTTATCTTCTATATCAAGTACATTTGTTGCTAACTCAGCTTCTAGTGTTGCAACAACTGTTCTAATTTCTTTTATTTTGGCAGCTTTTTCTGCTGGTGGTAATTTCTTTACAGCTGGATCAAATTCATTTAAACCAGTTATGTATCTTTTAATACCATTTTGTTCTAAACATGCTAAACTTTCATGATGAAATACTCCATCAAATAATGTCATGTTATATTTTTCTAATCCCATGTTCTCAGTTTGTTCACTGAAATATGGACGAATTGCAACAGCACTACTTTTGTTGTCCTGATACTTTTCTATTATTGTTAGATCTTTATTAAATCCCCTACTGTTTGATGTACTCATTTTAATTTATGGTTTTGTTAGTAATTATTGGTTTAAGAATAATGGGGGAGCGTTAACTCCCCCTTCATTCATATTGTTATTGACTAAAATGAACCTCCTGTGATAGGATTCTTCATTACAATCTTAAGCACTTTAGTTGGATCCTTAACCCAAATAGCTGGCATTGTTTGTGTCATCATTACACGGTAACCGTTAAATTGACCTGATGATGCAAACCCTTGAGTTCTTCCCATGTAATCCATTGTACCATTTTGGTAGAACCATTTTAATTGGTTATCCCAAGATAATTTCAATAAGTGGATGTTATCATTACCTTCGTCAGTTACATCAAAGATGATGAAGCTGTATGAAGACAATGGTCTACCATCTACTAAAGGATTCTCAATGTCATTAGTATGTAAGTTGTCAAACGCTGGGTTTAAAACAAACTTAACATTAGCTAAGAAAGGAATAACATAACTAGTATAAGCAAATCCAAATCCTAGATCCATTCCTGAACCAGTAATAGCTCCAATGTTATCTGCATTTGTAGTCATACCATTAGCACCATTAGCTTCTGCAGCAATTGCAGCATTAACTAATTGCATTCCTCCAATACCTGTTTGTACAACTAATTGACGTTTTGGATCTGGTCCATCAAAGTCAACTTTTCCTACATAGAAGTTATACAGTTCATTTTTGAACATATCTAAACTAAATGCAGTTTTGTTATATACACGTTTGTAAGAATTGTCTAATTGTTTCCAAAGACCAACTGATAATCTAATATCATCTGGACCGTCTTGTCTAACTCTACCACCATGACCCCACATTAAGTAAGTTTCAATGTCACTAGCAATTTTAGATAAGTGAGCAGCCTCCATAGACGTTAAGAACGTTCTAGAAAGAGTACCATTATCAAATGCACGTTTAACATATTCTTTACCCATGATTGATGCAATGTCTTCAATAGAAGAAATTGACGGATCAACATTAGTATCAAAGTTTCTCCAGATCTCAGTAACTGGTACAGTACCATCAGCATTCATTCCTCCTTTAAGCATTAAGTCTGCTCTAGATGAAATTGAATAGTGAACGTGTGCTTCAGCTCCTCCTACAAAATTGTAGAATTCTCTGAATCCATTCTGAACTGTAATATCAGAGAAACGTTCTCCGTATTCACCTCTTGCAGATCCTTTTCTAAAGAATTTAGTACCCATTTTAAGATACATATCTTTAAGACCTACTGCAGAAGCATTGTTTACAAGTTGTACAGTATATAGGTATGCATCTCCTAACTGAATAATATCATCAGCTGTAATGTACATCTCTAAACCATTATACTTGTCATAAGTTATGATGTCTCCATGACCAAATTCTCTTCTTGATAATTTGATCTTGAAAGTTGCTCCATCAACCCCTCTTACTGTTCCTCCTACATCTGAAGTATCTTGGATACCCATAGATACAGGAAGTTCTTGAGATACAGGTGTTTGCCACTTGTACTCTCCTCTTGCGTTGTCTACCATGATTGTGTTCTTCCCACCGAAAGATGCCATTTGGTATAAAGGCATTTCTACCTTTTGCGTCATTGCCCACAAATCCACTGGACCCATGTCCATTGGTTCTGCGTTACCAAGCATATTAGTTAAGTGGTATGAATCAACATGTGAACTTGCAGAGTAATTAGTGTCTCTTAAAAAGAGACCGTTGTTTAACACTGGTGTTGCCATTTCATTTTCTTGTTTTAATTAATAATTGTTGTTGTTGTTAAAATCTTTTAAATATATTATTTCCTCTAGATAAAGTTTTCTTCTTACTAGTAGGTGCAGATTCTTTTGGAGATAATCCAGTTGAAGATGCATTTCTATTAGATTGTGCTGTTTTAAGTTTTCTTACTGTTTTTTCAACAGCATTTGCTTCACCCTTTGTCATTATTTGTGACTTGTATCCATTTGGATCAGCAAGTAACCATAATGCTTCTGATACTAGAGTATAGTTAGGTTCAACAAATTGATACTTTTCTAATAGATGTCCTAATAAATTTGTGTTCTGTCCACTAATTGAAGGATATGCAGGATTAACTAATCCATTATATAACATTGATTGAGTTTTTTTATTAACTTTCATTTCTCCTAATGTTCCTTCCTTTAATGTATTATATACGTTAGACATATAATTTTCAGATGCTTTTTGTTGTTGAGCTTGTTTTACTTCTTGTTCTTGTAACTTCCTTGCTACAACAGCTTCTGACATCTTATCTAACTTTGGCTTAAATTTAGAAGCTTGTTTTTCTAACTTTCCTAAATCTTTCCATATTTCTATTTCTTCTTGAATATCTTCAGCAGATCCATAACCTGTTGCAGACAAATATTCTCTTATGATATGTGACTGACCACTTTCAGTATTTATATCTAATTCTCTTGTTTCTTCTACTTGTGATAATGCAGAAAATAAACCCTTAAGGTCCTGTCCACCATCAGCTACATATTTAGCTGCAGTTTGTAATTCTTTAGGTAAACTATCAAAAAACTGTTTTGGTGTCTCTCTTCTAACCTTATTACCTCTCTCATCCATATTAGCTTGGATAAGTTCTTTCCAATCCTTAGCAGTATAGTCATCTAACTCTTTACCATCATCAAAAGGAACAATTTCATCATTCTCAATCATCTTCTTAAAGACATCAGACATTCCTTCAATTCTCTTTCTTCCTTTAGCAGTTGATTTTTCATCTTCATCTTCTGCTAATTCTAATCCATCATTTAAGATGTCATCAATCTCATCTTTAGTTACTACTTCTTTTGTTTCAGTTTTTTCTGCTACAACTGGCTCAGTAGTATCTACTTCTTCTTCAGTAGTAACTTCTGCAGTATTTTCCTCATCAATAAAAGATAAATCTACATTTTCTGGTCTAGAAAAGAGATTAGGTTTCTTAACTTCTTTCTCAGGTAAAGTTATAGAATCAGCACCTGGAGCTCCATTAAAGATCTCATCTAAGTTGACTTCTACATTTTGTTTTACCTGTGTTTCTTCCATATTTTTTTCGTCTAACATAATTAATTGGTTTTTAGTTTTGGTTATTACATATATAATATACTAAGATTTTTTTAATAAACCTTAGAAATTTGATAGTTAGTTGTTGATTTTTTGCAGTATATAGCTATGATTACTTTTTCTTCTTCTTTTCTTTATCTTTAGAAGTCTTTTTAGTATCATATCTGTTTTTATTTTCTCTTGCAATTTGTAGATTTGTGTTAGCAACTTCTTTTTGAGCAGATAATCTTTCTCTTTCAATCTGGATTCTTGACTTATCATTATTATCTTTAGTTATTGCCGTCTCTCTTTTAAAATTCATTTGCTCTCTATACTCATCTCTCTTACGTATATCTTGCATTGCATCTTGGAAATCATTTTGCTTATTTTCATTAATATCCACACCAGCTCCATAACTAGCTGATCTTATCTCAGCAACAGTTATATCTTTTTGAATTTCTTGTTCAAGTTTATCAGCTTCAAATGCTCTTTGTTTTTCAGCTTGTTCAGTTTGTGCTTGAATTTGCTGTTCTTGCATTTGTTGTTGTTGTTGCATTTGAGCTTCTTTTTCTTTCTCTTGTCTAGATTGAGAATCTTTTAAGATGTCAGTTACTTCTGCAATTGAGTCTGCTTTAATAACATTACCTAAGTCATATATACTTGCTCCTGTAGTATTATTTGTAAGTGCCATTTGTTTTAACTGCTCTAATGTTGCTCTATGATTAGTCTTAGTAGTACAGAAAATATTAAAATCTCTCATTAATAATTCAGTACCATTAATTGTAAAATTAACTTTTTCTGCTTCTGAAGACATATAAGATAACCTTAAAGACGGTTTAGTAGAATTATAATACTGAGCTAGATCAGTTCTCATTTGATGTACTCTAGGCATTAAATAATCTGAATGCTGTACAAAGTATTGTTCTGTCTGAGCATATGATTGTTGCATAGCTTGTGTTACTCCTGTAGCAGTTGCATGTTGATCAACCGGGGCACCCATTCTTTGTGCATTAATACCAATTGCATCAAACGCTTGTGTTTTAAAATGATTAGCTAATTGTATCCTAGACATTAATCTATTTGTTTGTTCCAAGTTTAATGTTTGGTAATGATTAAAGTTAGTGGCATTTTCTGTGTTAGTAATAGATGTATCTAAAGGAAGCATTCCAAAGTCTTTCATTGCAACATATGCTTTAGCAAGATTATTTTTACCCCAGTCTTCACCCATTGAATGACGTGGTAAAGCATTTTGATCAAACATAATTACTGTCCCAAGCTCATCAACTAATATATCTGCTATCTGATTGTTAACCATATTGTATCCTACTTGATATGGTTTCATTAGATCAACAAGTGATGTGGATCTAGTATTTCTATCAGAGAATACTCTTCCTTCTACAGGTAGTTTACATCCATATAAAGAATTATCTCCTTTAAATTGATATTGTACTCTTCCTATTTCTGGTTGGTTAATACCTAAGTATATAGGAGCTAGTTCATCTGATGAATCAGTTCTCCATGCAGTAGGTGCATTAGGTCCTATCTTTACACCACCCCATACTTCATTAATCCATATCCAATCTATATGTTCACCTTCAATAAGATTGTCCTTTGTTTTTTGTTTAAATAATCTTGTATTATATATAGGTTTATCAGTAACCTTATATTCTTCATCAATTATTTCTTGTATTATATCTCCTTCAGATGTAAGTCTAGTTAAGTGACCAACTTTTCTTTGTGTTTTCCAATATGTTGTAGTAACTCTTAACATATCTCCATCCCCCCATGTATGTATATCATCTCCTTCACCAAGAATCCAATTAACAATATCACCACCAGCTCCTGGATTAACTGCAGGATTACTCATGTATTGTCTATATGCTAATCCTGGTGCCTGTGTATTCCAGTCATGTGATTTTGTAGCATCATAATATGATCCATCATTTTGTTGACCTCCTACCATATATCTTGAATTTACAGCAGGGTGTATTTGATTCATTGAATATAGCTGATCTTCAGTCATTAAATAACCATACTTATCAATAACATCAGCAACAGTAAGCATATCACATTTACCTACAAAATTAGAATCTGATATGTATCTTGAGTCAGGAGACTTTTGATAAAATGTTAAAGCAGGATTCCATAACTCTACTTCATAATCATCATCGTTCATTTTAAAATGCCAAAATTCTCTATCACAAATAAGCATATCACGGAAACCTCTCTCCTCAAGCTCATTCATTTTAAATCTTTCTTCATCAATATTTAATTGATGAGTAGCCCATTCTTCTACTAAACTTCTATAATCTTTAGAAAAGAAATCTTCTATCTCAGGTAATGATTTTAAGTTTTCTGTAGATAACTGTTCTTGAACTTCCTCTGACTCTGGATCAGCTCCTTGTTGAACCATCTCCATCATTAACTTATTATATGCGTCAGTTAATAAGTTCTCTTCAATTAATGCTCTTTTAGATTCAAGCATTTCATTGTATGAAGTATCATCTACTGCTCTAAATTGGACCTTATGAAATCTTTTTGTAAACTCTCCGGATAATACATTAACTACATTAGGTATAATTGGATAGAATTTTAATTCTAATGCACCACTATCTTCTTCAGTAAGTACCTCAAGTAAATCTCTATACTCATTATTTTCCTCAACTATATAATCAGTTTTATCAATTATTCCTTTTGCAAGTTTATAATTTTTTAATACTTTACGTGCATTTTTATTAAGATAGTCAAGACCTCTTGTTTCAAGCCAATCCATATTCCATTGTTTCCAGTCATCATCTTTATCTTTGGCTGATATAAATTGAACAGGTTGTGTTAAAGAAGCATTAACAGGAGAGCCTTTAGCTTTGGCTCCCTTTTTAAGCTGCATTGCATTAAGTACCCTCATAGTATTCTGTGTCTATTATTTGTTTATAGTCTTCCACATATACATAGTAAAAGTGTCCAATTGGATATGTGCTTGTTGTGATATATTCAAACATTATTTTAAATTTTTATATGCAGATCTATTCCTGCGTCCTCCTGTAGATTTTTTCCTTCCTATATTCCTAAAAGCTCCTATACTTAATTTACTAAATTTCTTTGAGTTATCCAAGGGTTCTAGTGATTTATCCCGTTCTTTTCTTTTTGCATAGCCTCTATTTCCTTGTTGGATCTTTGCAAATGCAACTAAAGCTGCAAATGCTACTAACCTATCCACATTCAATCCAGGAAAATATTGTAACATTTCAGTAAGTAACATTTTATCAGGTATTCTTTCAACACCATACTGAACACTAAGTACTTCTCCCTCTTTATCAAGTTCTTCATCTATACCTTCTCTGATAAATTCTATAGCATAAGATATTAAATGGCTCTTAAAAAGATTACCTGTATTTTTCCAACCATACTCTTGAAATACATTATTATTAGATCCAAGATCTTTTAAGAATACAATCTGTTGTTTAGGGACAAGATACTTTTGTTTTCTTTTTGCAATCATATGTTGAATAAACAAAGATATATTATTCTCAACTAATGTCCAGGCATTATACCATTCAATAATTAATTCTAATTGTTCATGGGTTTTATTTATATCATCATATCTACCACACCAAGATGCTACAATTTTATCTCCTTCAATAAAAGTTTCTAATCCTTCAGATGTTTCTTTAGTAACTTCTACTGCATTCTTATACACAAAAATACTACATAATGAATCTGATGTAGTTGTCTTACCTTCTGAAACTGGATCTACTGATGCATAGTAGGTTCCAAATTCAGGATCATCTATAGGTCTTTCCCACACAACTAATACCCCTGTTTTATCTTCTCTTTTTTTATTTACAGGGAATTCTGTTATAGGTAGTTTTGTTGAGGTTGATGCTTTAATACCATCTTGATCTCTTTCTAATTTAATTAGTTCATATGAATATTCCTTCTCTTCAACTCTTCTAATTTGTCTTGTTAAGAAACTTTGTGGAAATACTGACTCTTTTCTATATGCAAATGCTTCAGCAATATCTACAGGTTTTTGAGAAATCCTTAACTGATACTGTTCAGCATCAAGGGTATTCTTCCATGCAGATCTTTCAGAATGAATAGCTTTAAGTGAGTTTTCAATATCTGAATTACCATACTCATCTATATGAGGTATCATAGACCATTGTTCTGGTATAAATAATCCTGCTATACCAATAGTTCCTTTATCATCCATCAAATCTGTTTCAATACCAAGTATACCACTCGCTTCTGGATTTAGTATCATCTTCTTTAAAGGATTACATTGATCTAAATCTCCTACAGAACCTGCTGCTATAAACATTCCTGTTGTCATCATACCAGATGACATTGCTGGTCTAATGTACTCATATGTCATATCCATTTTTGGAGCAATACCAGCTTCTTCATGAAAGAAGAAAGTACAAGGTCCACCTACCCCAGTAGTTGGATTCTTTTCAAAAGAACCACCTTGGATTTTGGAACGTAATCCTTTATATGTTTTTCTATTATTTATTCTAACTTCAATTTTTTGTTCCCATAGTAATACTTTTTCTGGACTACTTGGTCTATACCATGCAGTATGCTCATTAAGGAATGTTTTATATTCTTCAAGAAACTTCCATGATCCTTTATCATTAATATAATCTTTAAGTGATGCTCCTATCTTACATATAGATCCTTCTTCAAACCAGTACTGATTTAAAAGTTTAGCCATATGAAAGTATGAAGATGCTATTTGACGTTTTTTAAGTATTGCAACATGCTTAAAGTTAATCTCAGCCATGATTTCATATAAAGCCATATGATATTGAGCATCTCTAATTTTTGCAAATCCATAATGTTTTTCTTCCTTATCAAATATAGGTAAGAAATTTAACCACATATAATAATCTCTACTTAGGTACCAAGTACCGTTTTTATTTTTATATATTACTCCTTGTCTACATTTATCTTTTTGATCTTCCCAATATACCATAAAATCTTTTGATCTCATAGGTTTATCACAATAAAATCCTTGAGCATTAAATCTTTTAGCTTCTTGGTTAAATAATAATGAGGTCTCATCAAACTTATACATACCAGGTTCAGAAAATATAGAACTAATGAACTCCCTAAAATCCTCTATAGTAAGAAACTCAGTTGTAGTCCATATACCATCTTGATATGTAGGAATGATTTTATACATTCACAATTATAGCTAATATGTCATGTTGATCAATTAACAAATGAGCTTCATTATCATGTGTCATAAGTACCGGTTTAGCATGCTCATTATATTGTATATAATCTCCTTCTTCAATACTTTGAACACCATCTCCTACAGCTACAACATAAGCTTTAAGTTGTTGTGATTGAGAAGTCTGTGGAATATAAATTCCTGAATCTCCATATGTTTCTGCTGCTTTAACTTGTTTAATTAGAACCTTGTGTCCAATTGGAATTACTTTTTCTGCCATTTTTTTAGTTTTTATTTATTATAATTGATCATATGCTAATCCTTGCCCTCCACGGACAGAGCTTTTTTGTTCTTCTTTCATATCATTATATGCTCCTTTAAATGATTGTCTTATTGCATCAAAATTCTTTGCAGCACTAACAAGAGAATTAATATTACCATCCCTACCATGTTCTATTTGTGTATTCTCCATATACTTAGCTAATTTATCAATCATGGACTTAATACCTTTATATGCTCTAAATGTTGGAGTTTCATATAATTGAGCACATTTATCTAAGGCATACATTATCTTTGGACATTCTAATGATTCATTCATATCAATTTCATCTAGTATAAGTTCTTCTTTATCTGCTTCAAGCACATTAAAGAACGGATTAAGATCTGGATCAGGACAACTCATATAAAATAAATATTGAAATACAGATAAATGAGTATCAGGATATTCATCCATAATTGCTTTTAAGAACTTTAATGTATAACAATGTTCTGTTGGTATTACTTTACCGTTTGATATATCAAATAATTTTATTAACATACTGTATTTTCTTTAAGCCACATTATTAACGCCCTAACTTCATCTTTAAGATAAGGTAAATCATACATCTTAAGTTCTTTTAGTACTGGCTCATCATTAATATATTTAGTTACTGGGTATCCGTACTTATCTTTTGACTCTTCTTCAAACTTTACATGCTGCACAATAAGCTTACCTGCCTTTAATTTTGGATTATGCTTTAATATAATATACATATATAAACTTAATTGTATATTATAATGACTTAAATGACAATCATCCATATGAGATAAAGGTTTATACATTTTTGAAGTTACACCTTCCCAGTTTGTAAAACCTTTTTCCTTTATTTCTTTGTTTGTTTTATAATCTGTAATGTTTACTTTACCATTTACTATTGTAACAAGATCAGCCTGTCCGCATATGCATGCAGATTTTAAATATGCAAAGTGTTCTGGATATACTCCATCACCTAACTTTTGGTTAGGAGCTATTTTAATACCATTCTTATCAACTATTGGTCTTATGATTGGTACTTCTATCCCTTCACGCTCTATAGTCTTAAAATCAAGTATTCCTTGCTCCCTTTCATTATGATACCAATTACCTAATCCAATAGCTCTCTCACCTTCTTTCTTCCAAATATCTCTAACTTCTTTTGGTGTAAGACCATACCACTTTGAACGTTTATTCTTACAGGATTTTTTTGATATAGCTTCAGCATCAAACGCAGGTTTAAATTTACTAATGAAAGTTGTAACACTAGTCCATTTAATTTTATCTTTATCTAGATTTTCATCTAAACTCTCATATATATGCCCATCCTCTTTAAATATTACAGCCATTATCTTTGTACATTAATGTTAGAATCATTATCCGCTATATTTTTTGGGTTATTGAGTTTCCTCACAATCTCAGCCTCTTGTTTTGCATTTACATGTGCTTTCCATTTATTTTTTGGACATGATGCAGATAATGCTCTCATTTTAAATGCTAAACTACATCCACAGTCCGCACAACATGGTTGTGTTCCAGGGGCAGCACATTTACCTCCTATTGTATCTAATTGATCACATCCCTTACATATTTTCCATCTATGATCAGCAATATCTTCAATCCAGTCTTTTTTGAACATATTATTTTTAATACCATCAACTATATGATCAATATTTTTTAATCCTTTTAGTAATTTATTTATTTTCATCTTTCCAGGTTTTTTTATTTGTTATTTCTTTTTGTACTCTTTTTAATGCATTCTCCATCTTGTCTAATTTATCTTTAAGAGGGAGATGATTACCGTATCCTACATATGTTGTCTTTTCTATATTACCCAACATATCCTTGTGTCTTTTTATTGCTCTATCTAATCTTCCTTTTCTTAATATAAAAGTTCCTAGATTAGGTAACTGCATACGTGTAAATTCAAGATTTTCTAAACTGGTTCTAACCTCACTGTAAAAAAATCTTATTAACTCACTTACTAAATCCTCATGTACCTCACATTCTTCAGCTACTCCTTTAAAGAAATCCTTATAAGATTTAGGATTAAGATGTGTATTTTTATCCTCTAATCTCATTATCTGTTCCAAGTATTTTAAAGTCTAATAGTATTGTACCATCTGTTTGGACTTTCATATTTGGATTTATAATAATATTCTTGTTATCCATAATGATTAGATTCTTCTTCTTTGCTTTTTGAATTGCATTTCTTACAGACTGAGGGCTCTTAAATATTTTTAGTTCAGATGCATATTTACAGAAATCAGTAATATTAGTAGGACCTACTTTAGCTAACTCAAGAAGACATTCTAAATCAGAATTACTTAACTGTAAAGCATTAAGAAAACAGAAGGTGATGATCTGATATTTAATCACACCATCCTTCTGCATCTTAATTCTTTTCTCTACTGTATTTACGAGAGCCATGATATAGGTATCTCTTTACTATTTAATAATGTATAAGTAAAATTATTACTCCATATATCTCTAGCTTTTTTACAAATCTTCATAAATAGTTTAAAATCATCATTAGACGCAATTACTTGACATCCTGCTGACCATTTATCTACTTGAGTAGAAGTTTTACCAACTTTTGCTGTAGCTCTATGTATATTGATTCCAAATAAACCAGTATCAATACTCTCAGTATTCATTTGATAAATATCATCTCTGTTATTATCTCTATAAACACTTACAGGATTTTGTTGACCTAATGCATCATATTTACCTTGATGCTTTCTAATCTTATGAGACTTTGAGTATTGTCCAGGAACAAGAATAGCAACACCATCTTCATTTAGTACATTCTCTACCCAATGAGTTCCAGGGTCAGTTGTACATTTAAACTCATGATACTGCCATTCACCTTTATCATTTTTATATGATAAAGTAATAAGATCATCAAATCTATTTGTTACTTTATGTTCAGTCTCAGAGTTTCTAATACCAATAATATTAAGATTATACGCACCAGATTCAAAAAACTTATAATTTCTTGAACTTAACGCTCTCTTAAGTTGTTCAGTAGTATATTTAGACATTTGTCTTTAATTTCCTAGGTGGAGCAGTATCCATAGTAGGATTCCACTCTTGTCCTGCTTCACTTGCTTGTCTTTGAGCTTGTGCTGAATTTGCTGCAGCTATATCTTCAGCTTGTTTTTCTTGCTGTTGTGTAGCCATAGTTTGAGAAATAAATTGTTGTGCTTGTAATCTTTCTGCACGTAACTTTTCAATATCTCTTAATAATTCTTCATATTCTTTTTGGACCTTTAAGTGTTTGATATTATCTTTGTACCAAACAGTAATTTCAGCTTTTTTAGCCTCCATTTCTTTTTCATTTAATCCATTTACATCGTCTGTTGGAGAAACATTCTCCGTACTTTTTTTAGCCATGATATTTTTTTTTGTATTAGTTATTATAATACAAAGATACAAAAAAAGTTTAAATAAATACTAAAAGTTTAAAAGAAATTATTTATCCACCACTGTTATGTCCAGTATTCAATTCATTTCTTTGGATGTCTGGTATACCTTCATATTCTTTGGTTATAATCTGATCCATAAAAGTACCACAATCACATTCTGCTTGTTTAGTTACTAGTTTACCTTCTCTCATAACCATTGATCTTTTGTGAAGAGTTCTTGTTTCCCCACAATCCTTACATTTATATTCTGCCATAGTTTTTTTTAGTGATACCCGTTTAATAATTCTAATAATTCATCTATTGCTGCATGTCTGTGTGAATCTTCTAATACTATCTTGTTTACAAACTTAGAGTTTATTAACTTAGACATATCATGGTATGCAGACCAGTTCTTATCCTTTAAATCAATCTGATATGAGTCACCGCAGAAGATTATCTTAGAATCCTTACCTAATCTTCCAATAGCCATTGCTAATTGACCTCTAGTTAAGTTTTGAAACTCATCTACTATAACTACTGCATTATCAAAGGTGCGTCCTCTAAAGTGTGCCAATGAAACCAATTCAATTGCCTCATCATTCTCCATTTTATCAAGTATCTCTGGTTTATTGTAAACCTTTCTCATATTAGACCTTATAGGTACTAACCATGGTTCCATTTTCTCACGTTCAGATCCAGGAAGGAACCCATTATCTTCTGTAGATATGGTTGGTCTAGTAATAATGATCTTATTATACTTACGTTTAAAGAATTGATCTAATGCAACCTGAACCGCTAAAAGAGTTTTACCACTTCCCGCTTTACCAATGATAAAGTTAAATGGACTATCTAATATTTTTGTTTTAGCTACTTTTTGTTCATCAGATAAGGTAACGGAAAACTTAATTGAACCTTTAGGTGGTGTTTTTTTAATATTAGTTTGTGTCATTTGGTTTAAATAGGTTAATAATGTCTCTCACTTTAGCACACTTCTCATATTCTTCTTCTTCAATAAAATAGTCCATCATATTCTGTAAACTATTCATATTTCTTACTGTATCTAATGGTGAGTCAGGATCATGTGCTAATATAACACCTTCATCCTCTGATAGGATTACTTTAAGTGTTGTTTTTCCTACAATTAAAGCAAATGATGTTCTAAATGCTTTGTCTAGAAGAAGGTATTCTGCCTCTAGTAATTCTGTTTCAGTATACTCCTCGTGTTCCTCTAGTGGATCTAATTCTGACATAGGTTATTCTTTTTGGTTGCAAAGTTATATAGAAATTTACATAACTTCCTAACGTTTTATTATTTATTTTTCTCCACCTTTTTGTTTATTAGGTAATTCTGTTTTTCTATATACGTTAAATGGTTCTTTAGTTGTACCATCACTATATTCATAAATATTATTAATTGACATTGGATCATTAGGAGATCCATCTCCCACATAATTATTATCTCCAACATATATACCCATATGAAATTTTCTATCAACTGCTCCGTTTTTATAATAGTATTGTAGAAGATCTCCGGGTTGTCTATCTGAAGTTGGTACTAATTCATAACCATAA